GCACGGCCTGGTTATGGGCCACGATCATCCCCTGGCGAACGCGCATATCCACCTCAGAGGCGTTGGTGCCGCGGGCGTCAATGTTGTAGGTAGAACCGTCTTTGCTGCTGCCGAACGATCCGATCCGGTCATTCGGGATGATGGTTCCGGAGACGCCATGCGGGATGAAGAGTTCCGGGCCTTTCTCGCCTACCATGGAGATTCCGTACGGGTCAGGATCGCCGCCGGCGGCGAAGCCGAAGAGGTGTTTGAGGCCAGCGAAGAGGCCACCACCCGCCTTGCCAAGGTCTCCGAGGCCGTCCACCACGGTGACAAACATGGGTTTAAGACGAGAGGACCCCTGCTTTCCCATACCGAAGGCGCTGGCCACGGCCGACTCGCCCTTTTTCAGTCCGGACTGGATCATGCTGGATCCAGCCTGCTCGAAGACCTTATGGAAGCTGGTCTTTTTGCCCATCATGGCGTTGGCGATCTGGGCGTTGATGCCATTGACCGTGGTGCTCATGATGTTCTTCACCGTGGCCGCCGAGTTGTTAGCGTCGTTGGTGAACTCGGTGAAGAACTCATGGAAGCCGCGGCCGGCCGTCTGCATGGACTGGTTGTAGGTGTCCTGCGCGTGCTGCAGGCCGAAGGTATCCTGCGCCGTGGAGATGGCGCCGTTGGCCCTCTGCAACTGCTCGTCGTTGCGCGCCTTCCAGACCTTGAGGTCAGCGTCAGAGCGGGCGCCTGGCGACTCGGCCGCGATACGGTCGCGGTTGGCCACCAGGATAGACATCATCTGGGTGAACTCAGAGGTGTGCGCCGCGGTGAGCTGCTTGCTGGCTTCCGGCTGCGACAGGGCTCCGGTCTTCTGCCGGAACTCGATCCACTTGGCGGCGATCTCCCCGGTCTTTTTGACGTGCTCTTCCTGGTCCTTCGCTTCTTTATCGTGGATGGATGCCAGACGGTCGTTCTCCGCATTCAACTTGTTATTGAAGCGGTTGAACTCCTCCAGGTCTTTGTGTTCCTGCTCCTCGTCTTCCTTGTAGGCCGCAGCGCGGAGCTTGGCGAACTCGCCGCCCTGGCGCATCCCGGTGTCCGGGTTTTTGACGCCGTAGGCCCACTCTTCATTCCCGGGCCGAACGGACGGAAGCTGGAGGGCGCGATCGTAGCGAGCATTGGCGTCGGTCAGCCCTTCCAGGATGATACCGATGAGGCGCTTCTCCGCCTCGTCGCCCTTGGTGGTGTCCTTCTTGTTGGCTGCGGCAGCCTGGTCAACCCCCTGGCGCTTCTTAAGATCACCGAGATCGAATTCCCCCAGGGCTTCGGTGAGCTGATACTTTGAACTCACATTCACCGCGCCAATTTCTTTCAGCAGGTTGGAACGGTCGATACCGATGCCATATTGCTTATAGTTCTTTTCGTATTCGTCCTGGAGGGGCTTGGCCTTGCTATATGGTGTGTATCCAAGGCCTTCGATCGGCTGCCCGTTGCGCGTGCCGCTCGTATATTCCTCCTGGTACGCGGCGTAGACTGCTTTCAGCTCCGAGCGAGCTTTGTTCTTTATTTCATTCAGGAACTCCTCCGACGCGCCGTGCTGCTTTGCTTCCTGCAACTCTTCGCGGTACTGCTCGATCTTCCCTTGAAAGCGCGAGTTGAAGTTATCAAAGCCCGTGGCGACGCCGGCACTGGATTCCTGGCCGGTAAAGAACGCATGAACCGAGCCGACGCTCTGCTTGCGCAGCATGTCAGAGACCTTCTGGGCGGTCTTCTCCATTTTTTCGAGCAGGGTATCGGCGCTGACGATTGACTCGTCGATCGCATCCTTGATGGCGTTGTGCGGCTTGTGCTCCAGTTTGTCAATCGACTTCTGTATTGCGTCCTTCTGCACTTCCAGGGCGTCGTTGGCGTTGCGGATGGGAATCAGAACCTCGCCCATCTGCTTGGCCATTTCCCCGGCCTTTTTGCCGTGTTCGTCCCACGCCTCTTTCAGCTGCTTGACTTTCTCGCCAGCCTCGACGATGACCTTGATGACGACGAAGATGGCAATGGCATCAAAGGCCGCGGACATGGCCTTGGAGACGCCGGGCAGCTCCGAGACAAACGTCCGAATGTGGCGCGGGACCGTGACGCCGAAGGCCTCACCGAAGAGACCCAGGGAGTGGTTGGACTCCTGAATTTCCTTCTGCGTCTCGCGCATGGCGGCCCGCACCGCGTACTTCATCTTCTCCAGATCGGTTGTGACACGTGTGGTATCGGCCTTGATCATCATTGACGCTGATACAACTGGCGGCATGGCCTAACCCTCCTTCACGGTGGTGCCTGGCGTTGCCAGGATGACGTTCATGATTTGCTGCGCAATCTTTTTGCGAGTGAGGCGGCGGGGGCGCTCGGCTGACTGGCGCCTCCACTGTGACGGCATGAAGAGTTGCGGACGGAGCGGCTTTTTGGGAGCTCCAAGGGAGAAGTTGGCGGTGGCGGCGCATGCCATCCCGTTCAGCAGCTCGGTGTGCTGCACCTGGTAGTGGTGGAAGCGGCGCAGCGCGGCGAACTGGCGGGGAGTGAGCGAAAAGAACTCCTCGGCCGACAGGTGAAAGCAGAAGCGTGCCTCAGCCAGCAGGAGCTGCCAGAGAACCTCGGGAGTTAGAGACTCTCTGGCGTCGCGGGGTTTTCCGGCGCTTCCTCCCGGATCCCTTCCATGCTATTCGCGCCGTAGTAGCACGCGGCCAGGGCGGTAGCCAGCTCGCCTAACTTCATGGGGGGCGGCATCAGGTCGCCAACCGCTTCGAGGGTCAACTGAGGCTGTAGCTTGAGCAGCGCGGCAAAGAGCAGGGCGCGCAGCTTGCCGGCGTCGAGCTTCTGGAAGTCGATGGCCGTGAGCATGTTGATGCCCGTGAGATTTTCGGCGACGGCGATGGCGTTGAAGTCATAGCAAAGGAAGTATTTCTTGCCCTTCAGCTCGATTTCAGTCTTGGGCAAGGTGGGGTCGAGTGCGGTATTCGCAACAGTCTTTTTGGACATGGGTATAAGGGTTGGGGGGTGAGCGCACCCCCCTGACGGTTAGCTGCCCGGAGTGACGGTGGGCGGAACGTTGATCTTGATCTTGGCGCTGAAATCCACGCCCTTGGTCTCGGCGATTTCGCCGAAGGGAGTGTATTCGGTGATGACGCCGGTGAAGGCGATCAGGTTCCCGCTGGTGGTCTGTCCGCCGAGCTTCGGGAGCTGCAGGGTGAAGTCATGCGAGCCACCGGCGGCGAAGGCGGTGGCAAGCGCCCCCTGCCCGGGGTCGAGCGGCAGGAAGTTGCCTTCGACGTCGTATTCGCCGTAGTCGATGATGGTGGACCCGACCTCTGAGTTGGTGCTGTCCAGGTTGGTGGAGTCAAAGGTGCCCATCTTGTAGCCGGAGGGTTTGATGCTCTTGACCTCGGCGACCTTGGTGAACGTCTCACCAGTGCCGCCGCTGCCGATGGACAGAATCGACCCTTTGCCGATGCCAGATTTCGAAGTCATGAGGATTCCTTTCAGGGGTTAGGTGTAGGCGAAGAACTGGAGTTCACGCCGGTAGAGCTGAGAATCAGAGAGGTAAAAGTCCTGCTCGTTCTCCGGCAGGATGAGCTGGATATTGTCGTCCGCATACCCATCAAGGGCGGCATGGACGGCATCCACGATGCCGCACAGCGTCAGGTACGTGTCGGCGAATACGTCGATGGTCACCCGGCTGCGCGTGCGCCAGGTGGCGTCCAGGCTGTAGCCATCGAGCGGGACGCTGGAAGTGATCGAGTAAGTGAGGCAGGGAAACGTTGCGCCCGGCGGAATGGCCACCGGATAGATCCCGTTGTTCACCATGTCCGAAATCGCTGGAAGCGGATTGTATATGTTAAGCGGAGGAGGAGCCGCCAGGATGTCGTGGATGTTAGTGGCTTCCATTTTGATCCGCCTCCCCGCTCCCAGCACCGAGCATTTTGGGCTCAACCTCGTCGGACCCAGCACTGAGTCTATGTTGCTCCATCTGCTCGACTCCTTCTTTCAACTTTGCGTAGAACGCATCCAGTGCTTGATCAAAGGATTCGTCGAAGGCAGGAACTATGAATTTCTTGGGCGGAACGTGGCCAATGACCGTTCCGCTTTTGTGATGCTTTACCTTCCCCTTGCTGCTCATGAAGAGAGCGCCGTGCCTCCTAACATCGTGGCCATATTCGAGAAAGCGGGCTACGTGGGCCGTGAGGTCGCTGGGGCCGACTAACAAAACTCCTCGCCCCCTCTCCGGGAAGATCTTCACATCGCCGCCGATGTCCATTCTCAGGGCACCCGCCGGAAGCGATGTGCCGCTCTTCTTATCGTCCGTACGTTCAGGAGCGTGCTGGATCAGGGCATCTTTTAGTACCAAACCGGCGGCGAGGAGCGCCTCTTTGAGGATCACACGCACAATCAGCCCCTCGAACGCTCCGAGACGCTCGTCCATATCGTCATGCAACTCGCACGTAATCATGTCATCGGCCATAGCTATTCCTCGTCGTTCACGACGTAGGCCAAGAACATCAGCTCACGGTTGCGCTGCTCCACGTTGATGATCGCCTGAATGACATACACCTGGCTGTTGAACACAATCTGGTCCTGGACCGCGATCTTGGTGGTCGGGTTGCCCTCGGCATCCACCCCGGTAGCCACCAGGTGCGGGTAGCGGATCGTGATCTGGTAGGTGTTCTTGTTGATGAATACGTCTGACTGATATTGCAACTGCCCGCGCAGGATCTCGATCTTGGCCCGCGTGGTGAGGTACGTCGTCCAGGTATCGGCTGGTTGGCCTGCGGCGTCCTGCTGGCTGTTGCGCGACTGGAACTGCACGAGGTGGCGGAACTCGCCCGCCGGAGTCGGTCGAAACATGGATCAATACAGTCCGAAGGGTTGGACCGCCTCCGTATCCAGCAGGTTGCACACGCCCAGCGGCAGCTCAGTGGCACCGGAGACGCCGAGCATGAAGTTCTCGCGGTTGGAATACCAGGCAGCCACCGTGAGGCGCAGGGCCTGCATGATGGTGTCCGGAACGCTGCCACCATCCGCGTATCCGGCGGTGAAGGTGACTTGCACGGCGTTGGCCATCGGCGCCGTTTGCGGCCAGCACCCTGCCAAGGGCGACGGCAGTACGCGCCCCGGCTCGGAGAGCAGGTCCACCTGGTAGAGCGATGGATCCAGAGTCGTGAGCGTGCCGGAGGTGTCTGCCATGTACTTGATGGAGTCCACCGAGATCAGCGGGCACTTGGGAATCCGGATGGTCTGCGAGTCGTTGCTACGCCATGAGTTGAAGTTGTAATTGCCGAGCGCGTCGAAGTCCGAGCGAGCGGGAGCCGACTCGCCCACCCGGAAAGCAGGAAAGAAGTCGCGCGCCAGCATCCACTGCTGCGGAAGCAGGCAGCGGCCCGTGTAGTTCTCAATGTAGGAGCGGGCGGAGGCGATCATGTTCTGAATCAGGGCGTCGTCTGCCGTGTAGGACTCATCCAGGGCGAGGTGCGACTTCATGGTTCCGAAGTCCACCGGCTCCTGCTCGGGCGGCACAAGCCGTTTGAGCGCAAACTGCATGGCTACCTCCCGCGCTTTTTGTTTTTGGGCTTCACCGCGCGCTCAGGAGTACGCGGCTGCGGGCGCTCCGGCCGGCGTACAGCAGCCGGCTGCGGACGTTCCAGCCTGGTAGTCTCCGGGACTTGCATGGGCGCCTCCACGGCCTCCGGAGATGCGATTCCAGAGGCACACCAGCCCCGGGCCACGTCGTCACGCACTTCGACGATCATGCCGGGGTCGAGGTTGAATATCCGGGAGGAGCCAGCGACGTAATCGCCGCTCCCCCCGATGGATTTGAGTATTTTGACCAGCATGTGAGCTCCAAGAGCGGGCGGACCTCACGATCCGCCCGCATCCGGTTAAGCAGCCGGGTGCTTGAAGGTTTTGATCGGGTTGGTGCCCGCATCCACCATCTGGCCATCCGAGCGCAGGAAGCCGACGAAGGCGGTCTCATTGTTGAGCGCGTACAGCTCGTTGAGCCGCAGGATCACCATCGAGCCAGCCACGTCACGGATGATGTACTTCTTGAAGTTGCCGAAGGCCATCGAGAGGGCGTTGGCGGCCGGAGTCGCCATGTCCTGGTTGATGACATAGGGCTTGCCGGCGATGGTGTCCGGCTCCTCGCCATTGAGGCCAGGGCCAAAGAGCGGACGGCCGTAGTTATCCTTGATCTTGCGGATCACTTCCAGGGTCTGGTCGTGGAACATGAACGTGCTGTCCACGCGGTACGCGGGGTCCACCGAGTGGATCAGGTTGATCAGATCGTCGTAGATGAAGCTGCTGACCTCGCCGGCGGCTCCGGTGGCGCCCACAGGGACCACGGTGACGAAGCCGTTGGGGCCTCCGCCCGTGTTGATGGTGAACTCCTTGTTCTGGATGCGGCCGATACGCTCTTTGTAGCGGTCGCCGATCTCCGACTGCAGGTCGAACGCGCTGTCGTTGAGCAGCTCGTTGGGGACCCGGATCACATCGGTCGTGTAGGTGTAGGCATTGATCAGCTGCTGGCCGAAGGACTGGTCGTTCTCCACGGCCGGATTGCTGACGGCATTGCCGCCGAGGCGGCGTCCGCTCTTGGCCGTGTCGTTGGTGGTGGGCCAGGGCAACTGCGCGCCGGTGGCGGTAGTGATGATGCGGGCCACGGAGCGCATGCCGCCGAAGTACTTGAGGCCAACCTCCAGCTCCTTCTGGAAGCCGGTGGGGATGGTGTACAGACCGCCGGCGCCGGTGGTGTTATCCAGGTCGCGGTATTCACTGCTGCGGATGTTGCCGCTGCTCAGCAGAACGCGATCCTCTTCACTGATGCGGTTGAGGCCGCGGCGCAGATAGCGGTCATAGGCCGAGCGGTACTTCTTCTCGCGCTCTTCCTTTGCCTTCTCGTCTTCGGAGGCAGCGGGGCCGGAGGGATTGCCACCTTCCATTTTGCGGGTTTCAGCCAGTTCGGCTTCGATGGCCTCGGCGCGTTCGAGGCGCTCGACCTCGGACTTCATGCTGTCAACGTCGACCATGATCTTGTCGAACTGGGCATTGACTTCCGCCGACATGCGGCCTTCGGCCGGGATGAGGGCCTGAGCCTGGGCAAACAGCTTGGCGCGCTCCTGACGGAGCTGCAGACTACGCTTCATAAAATTTCTCCTGTTGTTTTTTTGTGTAGCTGGCCATCCACTCGGCGGGAGCGGTTGGAGTACTGCGCCCATGGAGCGCGCGTGCGCCACCACGAGGCTTACAAAATGGTGTGGGGTTGGCTAGAACTCCTGCGCAAGGCGCATACGGCAGCGCAGGGAGCGAAGGGCACATTCACAGTTGGGATCGTCGCACTGTTCGTTGGAGCATTCGGCGCAATCGCCGTCCTTGCATTCCGGGCAATCACAATCACAGCTCTCATTGCGCTTGCCGCGCTTGAGCCCTGCCGGGATAACTACCTTGCCGTCCGGGAAGGCAGAGCGCATGGAGACTTCGGTATCCGGGTAGGCCGGGTACGTGACCGGCGATACATCGAAGAGCTCGGCCGACTTGACCGAGCGCACCGGCGTTTCGTCCATCATGGCCCAGTCATCATCGAGGCAGTAGAATCCGAAGCTGCACTGGTCAATGTCGCCGCGTTCAATGCTGGTGGCAAGATCGCGTGCGTACTGCGTATCCGGCAGATCGCAGGCATAGTGCAGGCCGCGATCGTCCTCGTCCAGGGTGAGGGTTCCACTCTTGGTGCGGCCGAGGATCCTCGACTCGTTGTGGTTAAACAAACAGCGCACGTCCGGCTCATTCTTGAGGCAGCCGGTAAACGCTCCGGGCAGGATCTGCTCACGGAAGCCTCCGAGATCCTCGGAGAGCGAGTTGAAGACGGCCGCGTAGCCGTCAATGGTGATGGCACCGGAATCTGCACGCTTGACGCGCAGCTCCCGGACGGGTACCTGGCGGAACTCGCGCTTCCGCTGCTCACTGTTCTTCTTCGTCGTCATGCTTCTCCTTGGCACGCGCTTCCCGCGCGGCGGCAATATCACGTCCGGCGGCCGACATGAGGCCGAGTACGCTGGTTTGCAGCTCTTCTTCCGCTTTGTCAGCAGCCCACTGCTCCGAGCACACAAGCAAACGTTCTACCTGGCGCGCCAGCTCCGAAAGT